GAAGATGTTGAAAGAAGAGATAAGACCATCTCTATTATCAAAAGGCACTTTCACTCTAAAAGTTTATTGAGACAAGATCTTGAATGCTATAGATCTCTTTATGAAAATCAAAGCCTTGACGAGAATACTTCACAAAAGGTAATCAATGAGTCTCGCAGACAAAAGATGATGATTGATCCAACTGGATTATTCAAGCAGCAGACCGAGTTGATCCACGACATCAATAAAGAGCTTACACCAGAGGTCTTCAACAACTTTGTTCCAAATTACAAGGCTCTTGCTACAATTGACCAGATGTTCTCACAAAAAACATCACCAAAAAATAGAGTTATTCTTGAAGGTGAGATTGTAAAGGGTATGACCACAACAGCGCAGAATGTTGAGACACCTGCTATCGATAATGTTACTTTTAGAACCTTTGTTGGTAAGTTCAACGACAAGTATGAGAGCGGACTTCTTCAAGAGCAGAAAGATCTTCTTACAAGATACATTACATCTTTCTCTGATAATGGTTTAGAGTTGAAGATGTATCTCAATACAGAGATTGGTCGCCTCAAAACAAAACTTGCCGAGGCTGTCAATGTTGATGCTATCAAGAATGATGAAGACATGCTCAATAAGACAAACCAGATTGTTGAAAAACTAAAGTCTTTTGCTAAATCAGACATCAACGAAAATGTTTTGATGACTGTTCTCAAAACCCAGTCATTAGTTGAGGAAATTTATAATGGCGATAACGATTAGAGTTGGCAACAAAGCCAACAGAAAATTAGTCACCCTTGAAATGGACATCCGAAAGAGCCTTTCGGGTGATCTTATGATCTTTGATCACGGCGACATCGACATCATTCTTTCGTCTGCTCAAAACAAAGTTATCGCTTTCCCAAAAGAAGTTGCTTCTGATTATGTTTATGGAGCACAAAATAGACTTTTCACTTATTTAAAGAAAAGAGGTCTTGTTATTCCAGAGTCTATCCAGGCTGGTTCTTTTTATGGGTCGTTTGAGGCAACTATGCAGACGCCTGATAATGAAGATACAAGTGCTGCAAAGTTAACTCTTGTAAACATCTCCCAGTTTATCACAGAAGAGCGTCCATACTTTGAGCATACAGAGGCAATTGTTTCTATGACTGATGATGAGTTGACAGACCCGGACAAGGCTGATTCTACAGAGTTAGGTGAGGTCCCACAGGCTGTCAAACAAGGATCTATTCGTAAAGGCTACATCAGAGATCCATACGCATTAAACTATCTTTACACCTTAGAATAGAGGTAATAATGGAACTATTAATTTTTGTTTTAGCAGCATATGGACTTACACAAATTCTTGTGTATAGTGATATGCCGCTAATTAAAAGATTTAGACCAGCAAAAGAAAGATTCAAGGGATACGGAAAACTTTTTCATTGTCCGATGTGTATGGGTTTTCATGTTGGTTGGTTTTTAGTTTTACTTTCTCCGCTAACAGAACTATTTAGTTTTGACGTAAGTTTGTTTAATTTTGTCATTATGGGGTCTTTGTCCTCTGGAACATCATATATTTTGAATATGATGTTCAGCGATGATGGAATTCAAATTGCACAGAATATGAGGATTGGAAATGAAGATCACGAAGAGTAGATTAAAGCAGATCATCCTTGAAGAGTTAAAACTTTCTGAGCAAGAGCCACCAACAACTAGACAAAAGCAAATCACAAAAGCAACTAGTGTTGGTTCTAAGATGACAGAAGAGGAGTACTCTGAAGTCTTATTGGATATTCTTTCTACTGAGCAAGTTGTTCCTGCAGAAAGATTAAAAGCACTTAAGAAGGTTTTTGGAGATTCAATTGGTGCTAGAATAAATACTGCAATTGAAGACCGAATTAAACAAGGAGAAGAACAATGAGTGAGTTTTGGACACGCAAGTGGATGCTTCAGCCAGTCAGACTTTGTAAGAAAGGCTGCATAGGCGAGCGGGTTGCGCCCGCTTAATTTTTTAAAGGGAAAGAGATGAGTCAGAAATTATTAAGAGAATTTTATGCTTTATGTGAGGGAGGAGTTTGTAAAGATCTTCTTACCGAGGATGAGAAGCGTTTTGTTGCTGATGGAGGCATGATCCTTTCTGGTAAACTCCAAGAGGCTGATGTTCAGAATGGAAATGGTCGCGTTTATCCTCATCGCGTATTGATGAGAGAAATGAAGAACTATGAGAAGTTAGTAAAAGAAAACAGAGCACTTGGTGAGTTAGATCACCCAGAGGATTCTGTTATCAATCTTAAGAATGCCTCACACATGATTACAGATGTTTGGTGGGATGGTAAGTCTGTTATGGGTAAAGCCCGCGTACTTGATACACCGTCTGGCAAGATTCTTCGTTCCCTTGTTGAGTCCGGTGTGACTCTTGGTATTTCTTCTCGCGGTATGGGTTCTGTTTCAGAGTCCGCAGGTCGCACGATGGTCGAGGATGACTTTCAGTTAATTTGTTTTGACTTTGTTTCTGAGCCTTCTACTCCTGGCGCTTTTATGATGAAAGAAGCCAAAGATTACACAAACAAAGTATTTACAAAAGCAGATCGCATCAATCGCCTTCTTAATGAAGTGCTTGATGATGAAGGTGTAAAATGAAAAAAAACGAATTAAAAGCATTAATTAAGCCAGTCGTAAAAGAATGTATTCATGAAGTTCTTTTAGAGAGTGGTCTGTTAACCAACATTGTCTCTGAGGTTGCTCAGGGTATGAATGCAAATGTTATTGTTGAAAGTAATCAAAAAACATCTGACGCCCTATTTAATGAAGACTTGCAGATGAAAAAGCAAGTTCAAAAAACAAACGAGCAACTTAGACAGCACCGCAAAAAATTGATGGATTCAATTGGAAAGGATGCTTATAATGGAGTTAATTTGTTTGAAGGTACAGAGCCACTAACTAATAGAGAAGCAACTTCTTCTGGTCCAAAGCCAGGAACTGTTGATTTAGGTGACCCTAATGATGCAGGTGTTGATATTAGTTCTTTAATTGGTGGTGCTTCACAAGTTTGGAAGGCAATGAAATGAGTAGAAATAAGAGCGTCAATTTTTCTGTTGATGCAAGATCGTGCAAGAACAATGCAGAGAGAATGATCCGTAGATTCCTCAAAAAGACAAAGAAAACTAGAATTGTTGAAGAGTATCGTGAAAGAAGATACCACAAGAAGCCATCGGAGGCAAAGAAAGATAAACGCATCAGAGCACAGCGCACAAGACTCCGAGAAGAAAAGAAGCGACAAAAGCGTAATAGAAACAGAAACTAACTATTTATAAGTGATATAGAATTTCGGAGGTTTTATAATGAGTGCAATCTCGTGGAAAACAGGAGTAGGTGTCAATCATGTTGGTGCTTATCAGGTCAGCGGAAAACCATTTGCTAGTGGTAACATCGATGCCTCTACTGCTACAAAAGTTGAATTCCCAAATGTAACACGATGGCTTTACGTTACAAATGAGGGTGCAGACACTTGTCGTATTGGCTTTTCCGAAAATGGAGTAAGTGGCTCTAATTACTTTACTTTGACAGGTAGTGGTGCTAGAACGGAAATTTTAGAACTTAAAGTAAGTGAAGTTTGGATTTCTGGCTCTGACAATGTTTCTGTTATGGCTGGCTTAACCAATATCGAAAATAGATTACTTTCTAGTTCTATTGGTCCTAGTTGGTCCGGATCTGCTGGAGTAGGATAAATGGCTAGATTTGCTTGGGCTTACATAAATTGCTCTGGCTCTAGCACTGGCAGTGCAGATGGTGCTCCATCTGGACCTAGTGGATCGCTTCAGTTTATGACTGCTTCCGGTGCAGGCAATTCCACCGGCTCAGTCAACTTAACTTATCTCACAGGCAGAGATACCTTATACTTAACTGGAACTTTGGTTGTTAGTGGCACCATTGAGGCAAACAATTATGATGTTATTACTACTAATAAAATAGAGATTGATGTTAGTGGTAATACAAATTTCGGTAATGATAATGCCGATACACACATCTTTACTGGCAGTTTGTCAGTTATGTCAAGTTCCACTTATATTCTTAGTACTTCAGTTGGATTAGAGACGACTTTTGTTAGAGGTTTTGGTGGTAACTATACGGCAGTCACCACGACACCTTATAGTGTCCAGAATAGTGATTATATTCTAGGCGTTCAGATTGCAAATTATGTAACAATGTCTGTTCCTAGTGCTGTTGGTAAAACAGGAAAGGTTATTCTAATTAAAGATGAATTTTACCCTAGAGGAACAGGAAGTATTGTCATTACTGGTGCAGTTGCTGGCGTTACCTTTGATGGTTCCAATAATTATATCTTGACCGGTTCTAATCCAGCAATCAGTTTGTATTCGAACGGCACTAATTGGTTTGTCTTCTAATTATTCTAGGAGACTATAAATGGCTTATAATAACCTATCTGGTTGCGTTGCTCAGCCAAATGAGTTCCTTCCTAGAAAAGATGCCCTAGGGCAAACTATTATACCAATTTTATCTGGTAACCTTAGTACGTCTGATGCTGCTAATGTTATCAACGTACCTCGTGTTTCTAATGCAGTAAATAATTCCATTGTTACAAACGTAGGTGGTGATGCTAACGACTTCACTTGCGAAAGCAATCTTACATTTGATGGCGATACCTTAAATGTAGTTGGTGACATTAGTGCTAGTATTGGCGTCTCTGCTTCTTATTTTATTGGCGATGGAAGTAGGCTTACGGGTATTTTAGGCGTTTCAGGATCAGATCCTGATGGTCCGGTAACATCTATACAATTTGCAACTGGGACCCCTTCCAACTTAAGGCTCACTGGCTCTGGCGAGTTGCTTTTTAGTTCATCCGTTTTGGTTATGGGATCTGGCTTATCCTATAACAGAACAAGAGTAACAGAAAGTTATTCTATCTCAACAAGAGATTATTACATTGGCGTTGATACCTCCGCAAACGCCAGTCCTATCGCGGTTTCTTTGCCGAGTGCTAGTTTGCTTCAGAGCGGGCAAACATACGTTGTAAAGGACGAAGGCGGAGAGGCAAATACAAAAAATGTCACTATCAGTGCAAGTGTAGGTGAGACTATTGATGGCTCAAATACGGTAATTTTAGAGTCACCTTATGCATCGATCCAGTTATATTGTAACGGCTCAGATAAATTCTATATTTGCTAATAAAACTTAGTGATACAGAGCACTACTTATTGACGATAGGGTGAATTTATTTATCTTATCATGCCTTACTATAAACATATTTTGGAGGGTTTTATAAATGGCTTATAAATTTCAATTAGGACAGGCTACTCTTAGTGGCTCCCTTACACAGGAAGGCAACGTTGTTGCCGCCGGTGGTAACCTCGTCGCTGATGGCGGTGTCATTACTGGTTCTTCTAATCTTTTAATCGGTGGTACTGTCCAGTTTGACGGTGTTGCTGATGCTGCTGCTGACGTGTCTGCTGACAGCTTCTATTTCCTTGATGGCGACAGCCTCATGAAGCGTGAGTCCATGGCTGACTACGCAACTTCTATCGCTGGTGATGCACTTGCTGCTTCTTCTGGTGTTCTTGCAGTTCAGGCTAACTCTACATCTTTTGCTATTGCTTCTGATGAGATTCAGTTGGCTGCTGGTGTTGCTGGTGACGGTCTTGCTCTTAGCTCCCACGCTCTTTCCATCAACGTTGACGATTCCACAATCGAGCTTGACTCCGATTCTCTTCGTCTTAAAGATGATGGTGTCACCGGTGCTAAGCTTGCTCCAGCAGTTGCTGGTCTCGGTCTTGCACAGGACGGTTCTGGTAACCTTGATGTTCAGACTTCTGGTGCTATCAAGATTGCTTCCGACAAGCTCGGTATCTCTGGCTCCTTCGCCGGTATTGGTCTTGCTTATCGCGGTGGTGTTGATTCCATCTCCGAGATGGAGCTTGATATCTCTGAGTACGTGACCAACACACCTGCTTCTGGCGACAAGTTCCTCGCTCTCGATCAGGATGGCTCCACAGAGCAGCTTTCTACTGTTGA